GGATTAGTTAGTTTTAAATCAAAATTAACTAACTCTTGGTCACGATAACCTTGTGCATATAAATGAACAATAGCTATCTTATGTAATTCACTTACAATAATTCTTTGTAGTCTTTCTATTGTACGAGCAAATCTTACATCTTCTGCCGCAAGTGTTGCTTTACCTTCTACACCTTCTTCATATCCAAGAAAGGCTTTAGGTACACGTAATGATGCTAACATACGATTTCTCAAATACTCAATATCATCAACAGCATCATAATTTAAGCCACTTAATGTATCAATAGATGTACCTGAATCTCCTCCTCTAACAGGTATAAAGAAATCTTCTGTAATGTTTTGCATATTGTATTTTAAATTGTAGTCACCTGTTTGTTTATCAATAACAGGAGTCTTCTTCATTTTGTTTACAACTTGTTGCATATAGTTTTCAACTTCTGCGGGTGGAATGTTTCCAATATCAAATTTAAAAACTCTCTTCTCAGGTGCTCTCATAATTCTATGAATTAACATAGCATCTTCCATAAGAGTTAATTGTTTCCAAACTTTACGTGCCGCTTCTAATGTAGAACGACCATATGGTAAAAAGTTAGCGTCACTTAATAATCTGAAGTGTGCAACTTGAAATGATTCTAAATCCATATCTTCACTACCATATGTAGTGTGTCTAACATTGTCAACAGGAGTCATACGAAATTTTACATAGTGTGGGTTTTCAGGGTCTTCGCCTTCTAATCTTGATATGTCATACGGACTCACAGGAACTACATTTGTAATACCAAACTTCTCATCGATATCAAGATATAAAAAGAAGTCACCATACTTACACATATTACGAACCCAAGGCCATAAATTAAATTCTATATTTAAAACATCATAAAATAAGTTATGTAAGATATCGTGAATATTAGCATTATCAGTTTCAATGTCTAAAACTTTGCCGTATTCATTTTTCATTGTAGATTCGTCAGAATAAATATCAAGTGCTGATGATATGATAGAATCTTGGTCCATCGTTTCATAGTCTTTAAACAAGCCAATACGTTGTTGTTGAATTACAAGACCGCCATCGTATCCAAACTGCTTAGCAGAAGAATATATCTTTTGGTATCTGTCTATCAACTGATGTTTTATACTTGATTGTGTTCTCGAAGTGTCGGCAACTTTTAATTTTTTACCTCCAACTTGTCTAACAACAACATTAGTAGAAAACAATCTACGTAATCTTGTAAATAGTGTTTTATCTACAGCCATAATTAACTCCTATAATAACCATTGAAGGTCCTCAACATCTTCTTTAGGACCTATTTTAACTTTCCAAGAATCTTCTTTTTGTCCTGGTGTATACATTAATTGAGTTGGTGTACCAAAATTAGAAATTGTCTTTTTAGACAATTCTATACCTTCTGCTCTCAATCTCAACGCAGTATCTCTCACCCACAATGCTATTCCAAAACTCATAACTAAATCATCGTTATATCCGGTCATAGCTTGTGCTTTGTTGTTATTATATATAAATACAAACAACTCATCAATTAATCGATTTGAACGAACAATTACTGCCTTTTCTCTAAAGTACTCCTCTAATTTAGCAATAACAAGTGGTCTTGTTTTCATTGTCATAGAGAATCCTGGTTTAAGATTTCTATCTTGCGCTCTGTATCTATTTGTTAATTGATGTTCAACATCTACATATTGTAAATCTTGTGATGAATAGAATAAATTTTGATAACCTCTATCTATAATTTGTTGTATAGAAGCCCATCCTATGTTGTTATTTTCAACAACTAATAAAGCATCGTTGTATTCTGTAGCTACATTTACACATAGATTACCAAAATCTTTAGTACTAATCTTTCCACGATACTCAGCAACTTGTTCCATTGTTTCTAATTCTAAAATATGAAATGCACTAAAATCTGTTCCATCACCTCTACTAACATCAGCACTCATTATATAATTTTTTGTATAATCAGGAGGTTCCCATACCCAAACATTTGAATCTATACCTTGTTTTACAAGAGGGTCTTTACAATGAGTGTCTTTATACTCTTGTAAAATAACACCATCTACGACCATTTGACCTGAAGTCAAGAAGTCACAATCACATTCTTGTGCGGCAAGTGATGGTCCTAATAACTTATCTTGTGCTGTTCTATAAGTTTTGTCTCTTTCAGGATGAACGGTCCAATGTAACTTAATTGGATGAAATCCATTGACACCTTCTTCAGCATCTACCCACGTTCTATGAAACCAATTTCCAACACCATTAGGTGTAGACAACGCAATACATTGTCCACCTGTTGATAGTGTTTGTTGAGCCGCAGCCCATATTGTATCAATCTTATCTATAAATGCGGCTTCATCTAATACTAAAAGAGATAGTGCTTCTGAACGACCTGAGTCTTCACTTGATGAAACTGCTTTTACTTGAGAACCATTTTTGTATCGTAAAGACAATTTATTATCTTCAATACATTTTTGTTTTAACCAATTAGGTAAGTTAGAGTGCATTACTCGTATTTTAGTAACAAGATTTTTTGCCGTATCTTGTTTTGTTGCTAATACTAAAATATTTTTATCTGCTCTAAATGTCATTAACCATAACGAATACGCCGCAGTCAAAGTTGATATACCCAACTGCCTTGCCTTTAAAATTATATTGTATTTATGATTTAAAAGTTCAGAAAGTGTATCGACTTGAAATGGATATAAATCAAAAGGTATCTTTCCACGAATAGGATGTTGAATAACACAATACTTTGTAATAAAGTATGATGGGTCATTACCACACTTAATATATTCTTGTCGTAAAGCTTCTTTTAAATCATTTGATTTCATATTTTACCTAATATAAATCCAATTCCTAACCAAAGATATTGATTCTCATACCATTTCTTTTCAACTAATTTTATCATCTCTTCATTTGCTTTATCACGTGATTTCAATAAATCGATTTGTTTTCTCTGAGCAAGTAATAATAAAGAATCTAATTTTATTTGTTCTTCTAATTCAGATAAATTATCCTCGTACATTTCTTCACCATATTTGTACATATTTATTAACGAATCTGCTTTTGCTAACTTACTTTCCCATTGTGCATCACGAGCTTTCAACATATCCAATGCTTCTTCATATGTAAAGGTTGTTGGCTTCTCACCATCTTTCTGTATTTCTTGACCTTTAGTCAAAGATAAAGCGAAAAAGCATATCACAAAATATCTTAATATTTTCATAGCTAATCTCATTTATTCTTTGCGAACTTTCTTAAAAAGTCTTCTGCTGATTCTACTTCATCATTATCATATGCTTCTTGCATCTTCTTAGTTTTCTTTTTAGAGATAGTAAGTTTTCTTTTCATATTACCAATCTCTCTTTTAGAAGCTTTCTTAGCAGTCTCTAATTCTTTGATTTGTTTTTCAACTTTCTTTTCTTCTTTCTTGTTTTCGTCAATAACTTTTTTAAGTTTTTTTACTTCTTCACTCTTTGCTTTGTTTACAGCAAATAAAGCACCAACTGCTCCAAGTAGACCTAAAATATACTTAAACCACTTCATTTAATTTCTCCAATTTAGTTTCAAGTTTTTGTATTTTATCTTCAAAAAATTCTACTGCTTCGTCAATCTTTTTATCCCATTCTTCTTGATTTTCAACTTCATATTTTTCTTCATCTAATGCACCTATCTCAGGATTGATTGCGTTAAAAAAACTAATACTTTTTTTATCATAAAATTCTTTTATTCCTTGTAACTCGTCTTTATATTTAGCTAATCTATTTTCAACTACTTTTTTTTCTTTCCAATCATCATATTTTCCATCAATGATTAGTCTGTTTTCAAATTCTATTTGACAATCAAAACAATGTTGAAACTGCATCCATACTTGATTATCTATTCTTTTCTTCATAACTTTTTTACAAGAAGGACAGAATAACGGCATTCTAACTTTTTGCATTATTTCAGTTAGTGGGCTTTCTATGTCTCCTTGTTTTTGTTTCTCACCTTCATAACCAACCATTATTCTTTTCTCAGGTGTTTCTCCTCTGAGAATAGATTCCATAGCCTTATATTCACGCATCCTCTCTTTACCACTTTTGCTACCATAATCGTGACTCATATATTACCTCGTATACTTCAACATTCCAAGTATCTGATTTATAGGTGCAAACAAACCTGTTAGTTTGTAAACTTTACCTTTAAACATAAAAGTAATTCCTTCTGTAGGAACTAATTTTTTAAATCCACCCATAGATTGAACTTTATCAAGTTGTGCTTTCATCATATCTATAGTTCTCAAATCATTACTTGAACGTATTTTTTTAATTGTCTTTGCTAATTCTTGTCTCATCTTTAGTGCGGCTTGTGTAGGATTAGCAGATAAAAAGTTTTCCATATTAGATAAAACTTCTGCGCCTAAATCAAGAAATATTTTTTCAAACGCAGAAACATTTTTCTTCCATATTTTAGTATGGTCTGTTTTATCAGTAGTTAATACCCAATCTAAAAATTTAGGATATTCTTTTAAATCTTTTTTAATCTGTGGTATCTTGTAACTCTTATCAAAGAACGCCCATCTCTTCATCAAACTATATAAAACATTGTCTGTAGGATTTGGGTAATCGTTTGATTTTGCTCCTGCTAAAATATATTCTAACCAATAATGTTGATGATAATCACCTGCGGTATCTGAATCTTTAAGACCATATTGTGATTGTAATTTATTCACTCTATTTAAAAACACAGATTTTTTAGCTTCATAATCTTTTACTTTTGGTAGTTTAGTATTTGGTAATGCTTGTATATTAAAATGTCTTTGAACGTTTGCATTTACTTTTTTAATTAACTTTGTTAATTTTGAGCCTGCTGATTTACTTTGTCCTATTGGCTCACCTTTTTCATTATAAGTCATAGTACCATGAAATACTAATAAATTTATACCATAAGGAATAACGTTTGTAGTAGGTACATACATAACTTCTAAACTCATAAATGATTTTCCGTTACCAAATATATTATCTAAATCTTTTTTACTTAATTTTTTGATTGCTATCTCTAAATCTTTCATAGAGTATGTAAAGGCTTTTTCTATTTCGCCTCTACCTGCAAACATATTTTTTATGCCTTTTATATCAAGAGAATTTTGACCAAAGTTTTTTAGTTGTCCTTTATTACGTGCCGCTCTTACTTTCCCATCGATATAAGAAATCATAAGATTTTGACCATCTGTCTTTTCCGACACACTTTCAAGTTTGCCTTGAAGTGCTAAATCTATCATTGTTTTTAAGTCTCTAAATGTTAACCTATTGTCATCGAAGGGATGAGCGAGATGTCCATAAGCTCCACCCATTAATAATAACTCTTTATCTTCTATAAATAGTTGCGTAGAATCTGAAAATACATTTTCTTTTAACTCGATATCATAGTCAATAACTTTAGGACCGACTCCTGCAGATACAAGTTCTCCTGATATACTTTTTTCTGCGGCATCTGTACCTAACCACTTAACAACATCCCATCCAAAATCGTCTACTATTCGTTGTACAAAATCTTTGTATTTACCAACAGCATCTTTTGAACCTTTAATAGTACCTGCATCTAAATATGATACAGCAGGAACCGTATTGTATTTTAGAGTGTAATCTTCTAACGGGTCAAACTCAGAGTATATTAAATGGTCTAATACTTCCCAATCTTCTTCACCATATAGGTCCATCAACCAAGCAGTTGAGTACTTTCTATAATCATCATAACTTGCATAATAGGTTGGTGGACCATCATCAAGGTTTCCTTGCACCGTCGTAGTCGCTTCGGATAGTGTGCCTCCAAACTTTTTAATTAAAAATTGTAATATCTTTTTGTCAACCTTTCCATACATTCTTTTAAATAATTCTTCTTTGGCCGTCATATTCACAGGACCGCCGAAAGTTGCTCTTACCTTTGTTCCGCTTACAGGTTCGCCACCTATCTTGAAATTTGTTGGCGGTACTGATAACACAAAACCACCTTCTTCATAAGGCACAAATTGTCCTTTCTTATAAGGCTTAAAATATTTACCTTTTAATCTTTGTGAATCTTTTTCTCCAACTGCGGCTACATATGTAGTATCTTTAGGAAAGTCTTTTAATATTTCAACAGGAGAGTATGGATTTCTAACTTGTACAATCATCTTAGATGGTACATTAAAAAACTTTGTAATGATAGATTTTTTTTCTTTAAAGTTTAACGGACTACGACCTGATTCTGTTTTATTACTTGTGCCAATAAAAACCTTGTCCTTTCCAAATTTTTGTGTTAACTTCTTATATGTTGAGTAGTGACCTGTATGGAAAGGTTGAAATCTACCTGAATAAACTACAACAACATCTCCTTTAGCCTCACCTCTTATACTACGATTAGTTCTTTTATGTAGTTTTTTCATCTTCTTACGTTGACCAAGTGATGTAGGTATCCACTCAGGACCAAAAGTGTAATCACTTTCACCTAATAATTTTAATAGTTGTGTGAAGACTTGAGGATTTGTATTTAAAAAACTTTGAAGTTTTTGTACGTTAACAGAATAAGATTTAGGTAAAAGATTCTTATCGATTAATCTTCGTAAAGCTTTTTTTATTTTAGGATTTTTGGTTATGTCTTCTTCTATAATAGGTTGGACTAACCAATCTGAAAGTTTGCTCATAGTGGATTACCACTTTCTACAAGACCAAT